CCGCTGCCGGGCACCGGCGCCAGCGCGGCGCAACCTCCGGAACCTCGACGACCGGCGGATCCGCTGCTGGACACCGGCGCCAGCACGGCGCAACCAGTGGCAGCAGCTCGACCGTAGGAGCGACCGCCGGACGCCGGGTCAGCCACGGCAACGCGGCCGGGATATCGACGACCAGCGCCGCGATCGCCGGGCGCAAACTCGCCCACGGCACCACCGCCGCCGCGTCAGCAACAACCGGCGCGGTGGTCGGGCACCGCATCCAGGCCGGGTCGGTCACCGGCTCGTCGACTACGGCCGGCGCCTCGGCCGGTCACGTCTGGCGCCACGGCAACACCGCCGGCACCACCACCACGACGGGCCAGGCCCAGAGCGGCATCGGGATCCCCCACGGACGGTCCGAGGGAGCGTCCGGCACGACTGGGGCCGCTACGGGACACTGCGACCGCTCCGGGGCGACTAGCGGGACATCCACGACCTCGAGCGCTACCGCAGGGCGCCGAGTCCAGCGCGGCGCAACATCCGGCACCGCGAGCACCCAGGGAGCAGCCGCAGGGCACTGCACCCGCAGCGGGTCCGCTACCGGATCATCGACCTCCTGGGGCGTCGCAGCGGGCCACGCCCGACGCCACGGGACGACCACTGGCATCTCCACGACGTCGGGGGCTGTCGCCGGTCGGCGGCGGCAGCACGGAACCGTGGACGGCACAGGTGCCACGACCGGCACCAGCGCCGGTCGGCGACACCAGCACGGGACCGCGGTCGGCGACACCACCGTCGGCGGAGCCGTCGCCGGGCATCGCCGACCGCGGTGCACGGTCGTGTCGACCACTTTCACCACAGGTTCAGCATCCGGGCACTGCGTCCGGCGCGGCACGGTCACCGGCACATCCGAGACCGCCGGGGCCGCGTTCGGCGGTCTGATCCGCCACTACAGCCTCGTCGGATCGATCGATCCGCCTCGCTGGTCGGCTGCCATCGACGAGCCCACACTCGTGGCGAGCATCGACCAGGGCTACTGGTCCGCGAGCGTGGAGGAACAGTGAGCGAAGAGCGGGTCGTGTACCGCGGCACGGTCGAGTTCGTTGGTGCCAAGATCGGCCCCAACCCCGAACACGACGGGCCCGAGCTAGTCCTCGACACGCAGACCGTTGAGCTCTCGTTCGACGACCGCAAGACGTGGTTGACCGCCGAGTGGATCGGAGACCCGGGCCCGGTCCGATCGTGCCGGGTACTCGCCGCCGAGGCGAACCTCCCTCGCCGCCGTGAAACCAGGATGTTCGCTCGCGTCCACGGCACCCCTGAGATCCCGGTGATCTACGCCGGCACCTTGTTCATCGAGTAGGAGCACCTGATGCAGACCCTGATCCCCTACCTGAAGTACGTCGCCAAGGCTGGCTTGGCTGGGGCGAGCGCGTTCTGCGCTGCTGCGGCCACGGCCAGCTTGGACGGCCAGTTCACCCAGTCCGAGTTCTGGACCGGTGCGGGCGCCGCAGTCGCGGCCGCCGGCCTGGTCTTCGGGATCAGGAACGGATCGAAGCCGACGAGGTAAGGCTTCAGCCTTCACTGGTCGACGATAAGTCCACAGCCTCGCGCCGTCCTTTGGTAGCGGTCACGTCCGTGACCAGTACGAAAGACAACTACGGTTTCCCTTCGGGCTCCCAGGCGGGAACGATCGTGATCTCCCGACGCGGCGGACGCCCGGACAGAACCAGGACGTGCTTCAGGAGAGTCTCCAGCACCTGGCGCCGTCGCGCCACCGGGGTGGTCTCCCAGTCCGCCAGTAGGCCCCGGGCGACCTCTGCCGGGTCGACCACCGCCCGCCGGTGATCGCGGCCGGCAGCGTCGTGGGCCTCACGCATCTGGATGAGCTGGTCGTTCAGCTCGGCATACGCCCTGCGGTAGACCGCCGGCGGGAGCGGCGTCTCGGCGTGCTGGATTGCCAGGCGACTCAGGGCTTCCTCGCTGCGCTGGATCTGGCGTGCGAGACGGGCTGCGTCGTGCTGGACGGTGGTGCGGTGGGCCTTCGCCTGGAGTTCGGCGTCACGGCTGCGGTCGACGTCTTCGGCGAGGTCCTGGAGCCAAGCGAAGACAGCGTCCTCGAGGTAGACGGCGTTCACGTACCCGCCGGTGCACGAGAGCGGTCCTGACTGGTTCGAGGACTTGCACCGGTACTGGGGGCCGCTGCTGGTAACGACCCCGGCGGTCATCGACCGTTTGCAGCGTCCGCACCTGACCAGCCCGGAGAGCAGGTACTGGGAGCGCTCGCGCCGCGGCGGCGCCGTACGTCGCCGGGCCCTGGAGTCCTGGTACGCCTGCCAGAGGTCGTCGTCGATCACCGGCTCGTGGATCCCGCGGTGCAGCTCACCGTGGACTATGAAATGGCCGGACCCGAAGCCGGTGTCCATCACCCGACGCAGCTTGTAGAGCGTCCAGGGTTGGTCGGCTTGGGTGCGGTGTCCGTTGGAGTTCAGCCATCGGACGAGGTTGTAGAACGACTCCCCCGCGACGTACCGGCGGTAGAGCTCGGCCAGCACCGGCCCGGTCACCGGGTCAACGACGTGGATCTTCTCGGCGGTGTCGTAGGTGTAGCCCCACCGACCCTTCCCCGAGGCCGGCCGGCCGGAGCTGATCCGTCGCGACTGGGCCTCTTTCCAGCCCTCACCGATGGTCTCGGCGTAGAAGGCGTTCAGCTCGCCCAACATCCCCCGGGCGAACCGACCAGCAGAGGTGCTGGTGTCCAACTGCTCGGTTGCTGACTCGATGCGGCCGCCAGCGGCTTCGACGCGCTCGATCGCGGTGGCCCACTTCAGGCGTTGCCGGGCGATCCTGGAGTACTTCCAGGTCACCAGCACGTCGTACTCACCGGCTTCGACTGCGGCGACGGCCCGCTCCAGGGTCGGCCACCACGCCGACCGGGCGCGGGACCCGGACTCGTCGAGCCCTTCGACCTCGTCGAGGATCTCGTAGCCGCGGGCGGCGCAGTAGTCCGCGATCGCGGTCCGCTGGATCTCCGGGGAGATCGTGCCCTCCCGATCCTTCGAGACCCGGATCAGCGCGAGCGCCCGCTCTGCGTGCTCTGGGACGGCGCGTAGCCGTGCCACGGTCAGTCCTCGAAGCCGAGGCGACGGGCGGAGCGCTGCCGGGCGCGTGCGGTTCGAAGCCGGCGGAGACGGCGTACGAGGAGGGCGTCGTACTCCATCGCCTCGGGCAGGTCGATCAGGTGGTTCAGGCGGGCGTAGAACCGGGTGGAGGAGCAGTCGAACTGCTCGCGGATCATCGCTTCCTTGGCCCCGGCGTGTTTCCACCACTGGCGCTCGAAGTCGAGCATGGCCAGGTCGGTTTCGGTGAGCTCGGTCGTCGGGGTATCGGTGTGCGTGGTGGGCATGCTCCGATGATGCAACAGGCCCCCGACAGTTTCAGGGGAGCCGGAGCTCGCCGTAGTCGAGGCGGGCGTTGAGCTCGCGGACCTCGCCTTCGGACAGCCCCTCGAGGCGGGCCAGGACGGTCGGGACGTCAACGTGGAGGTGCTCCGCGGCCTCCCAGGGGTCGTAACACCAGAGCAGGGCGTCGGCCAGCTGCTCGAGGGTGATCAGCCGGCGCGACGCCGCGGCGCAGACAAGGCGTTCCTCGTGGGGTTCGCGCCACCGCGGGTACGCACCGCGCTCCACGTGGATCAGTTCGTGGGTCAGGATCGACCGCCGCTGGGCTTGCTCCATGCCGTTGCGCATCAGGATCTCGTTGGACTCGAAGATCGTGAGGCCGTCAACGCCGCCGGGGAGCTCGTCGCGCCACACCAAGGTGACGTGCGAGAGGGCTCGGAGTCGGCGCCACGGGTTCCACATGTCGCTGGACCGTACGGAGGACCACCGACAGACCGAAAATGACGACTGCCTTGGGTGACATTGGCACCCAAGGCAGTCATGAGAATGTGGGTACTTTCGTACCTTTTCGATCCCAACCGGTGAACCTGTGGTTCGAGTCAGGCTGGCAGCTAGTGAGCCTGAGGCTCCGGCCGCTCACTCAAGAGAATAGGCGTACGCGCCCATTTTCCACAAGTAATCACACGGATCGGAGGTTGGGTTTTTGATCACGCTCGCGGGCGGGACGGTACGTCGCGATGTTGCACCTTCCCCGGCGGAGATCACGCAGTCCGGGGTTGCCGAAGGCGGTTCCGAGGCGTGCAGCAACCTTACCCTTGGGGGTCTCCTGGGAGCCTCCTTGACCGGTGATCCGGCGCCGCTCGAACGCGATCGAGCTGGCGACCATGTCAGCGACCTGGAGGAGGTCGTTGCACTTCGAGTCAAGGCAGATGGCGCTCACGAGCGAGGTCGAGCCGAGCCGTTCGTTGACTAGGGTCCGGATCTTGTCGTCCAGTGCGCAACCCCGCGGGGTCGAGATTCCGTCGAGGAGCACCGATGCCAGCTCACGGCGATTGATGCAGCCGGCCAGCAGTTTCGCTGCGACCTCGGCGTGGGCTAGCCAGCGGTGGTCGTGAGCCTTGAACGGGTTGTTTGGGCCCTCGGTGACGACGGTTCCGATCAGGTGGGAGTCGGATCGCTCGATGATGTCGACGAGCTCGTAGTAAAGCGGGAGGGAGTCACGGGTGATGCCCCCGAACTTCAGCTCGTGCTTGATGCCGTGCTTATCTCGGAGATCTTGGAGTTCCCGGGCCAGCAGACCTGGGTGACGGACCTTCAGTCCGCCGACTACGAAAGTGTCCTTGGCCTTGGTTCCGCTCTCGTCGAGGAAGAACGTCGAAGCAGGGTAGGGGTGGGGCACGGTGATGCGGCCTGTGCTGCGCATAGGCGCCACCCCCTTATGAGTCCGATTTCACAGAGGTGTAACTCTAAGGCGCCTAGTTCGTTAGTGAAAGCCCGCTGTCCACAGGTTCCGCGAAAGTGGGCCGCTTTGTTGGTATATAGGTCGAAAAATTCATGGCCTCGGCAACTGATCCGCACCCTTGTTGTCCCCAGAGAGTCCTCAGAAATCGGGATCCGGGAGCTAGTTGGTGGTGTGCTCAGCTCAGTAGTCGGCGTTTTCGACTCTGGTCACGGTGGCCTTGAGCTTGGTGGAACTTGATGGTGTCGAAGTGGTCTCTTCCTCGTCGAAGGAGAACGTTCCATCCTCAAGGTCCATGGTGTTGATCGTTGGACCGTCTTCGGGCCCACTTACCCGGTAGGTGATATCCCAGGTACCGTCACCAATATCTTCGACGCCGACGTAATCCGGATCGATCTGGTAGGTGACGTTGCAGCCCGCAGACCCGAAACACTCCTTCTCGCGGATCTTCACCTTGATAGTGAAATCTGATGGCTTCAACGTTGGAGGCTGGCTGACGACCGGCTCGTCTTGATCCTCGCTGCTGTCGGGAATCGAAGGCAGGGAGGTTGCGCTGGCCTTCGGCCCGGAATTTGCGGCATCGTCGCTGGTAAGTGCGAGCGTGACGCTAACCGCTAGAACGGCAGAAACAAGCGCCGCGAGCGCGCCGGCCAGGATCGCCTGCTTGCGGCCTACCTGAGCGACCGTAGAAGGCGACGCAGCGTTGTCTGGCCGGTCTCGGTACTCCTGAGTCCAGCTATCACCCGTCCAGAGCCGCTCTCGACCCGGGTCGCCCTGAGCTGGGTACCAACCGGCCGGCGGCTTCGCCTTCGAACTATCACTCATGAGGGCTCCATGCTTCCATCGTCTTGGGACTCGGGGTCAGGGTCGGGTTTACCGGGGCTGGTGGTACCGGCGGCCTGCGTGACCGGCTGAGCTTGTTCGATCATCGCTGCCCGGCGTGCTTCCAGACGGCTGGCGAACCTCGTCTCTTCCATAGCAAGGCGCTCTGCGACGAGCTTGTCGACAAGGCCCTCGACCTTGGCCTCGATGTCGGCGGGTAGCGGATCTGCGGACGGGGAGAGCTCGGCCGCAAGCGCGTCGCGGCTTTGCTCGACCACAAGTCCGAAGCTGCGGCCGAAGGCGATGACTACTAGGCCTTCGGATACACCTAGGGCGACAGCAAGCGCTCGGATGGTGTCTGGATTCTTGGGCCACTGGCGAGGCGGTGACGTCGCCAGTTCGGCGAGGGTCTGGTGCTTCAACGGGTAGCCGCTCGCGTGAGCGCGGTCGGCGATCTTTCGGTACGAGTCACCAGTTCGATCTCGGTGACGCTGGATCAGGTCCTGAATCGTGGGCACGGCGTCAGCATCTTCTGATGCAGGGCGCTCTCCCGAATCCACCGAAACACCTTTCGTCTACCAGCCCTTGACGGGTGCAATCTACCGCCGCGCCTACAAGAAATTGACACTCACTCACGCTTATTTGCGCTTACCTGCGGAACTACAACGGCGTGATTTCTTGACACCCGCCTATCAGATCCGCATTCTTGTCCCGTACTGCTTGACACAGGGCGCCTACTAGGGGACAGTAATGACACGACAACGGCGTTGGCCCAAGGGGACATGGATGAAGCTCCGCAATCGACAGATGCTGGTCTTGCTGATGCAACAGCACCAGTTCTCGCACGCTCGGTTGGCCCGATACGCCGACTGCTCGAAGGGTTTCGTCTCCCACCTCACGTCAGGCCGGCGCGAATCGTGCACTCCCGCTTTGGCCGCCCGCATCGCGGAGGCCCTTCAGATCCCCGTCGAGGTTCTTTTTGACCCTCGCGTGTCCCCTACTGCGGGACACCTTGAACCCAAGGCGGTGGCGTGATGCCGACGTACGAGGAGTGCATCGCGAAGGCCGGCGCCCTCCTGGCCGAGGGCGACCTGATCGACGCGACCAAGCCGCCGCGCCAGCTCGCTGAGGAGGCCTACAACCCGACCTACCCCGCCGTCACGGTCGACGTGCTCGAGGACCGGATCCGGGTCCAGCGGGGTCTCCCACCGATCCACGTCGACCAGGCGTCCTGACCCAGAAAAGCCAGCGGGGCCGGCTCCACCACCACGCGAACACCGGCCCCACCAACAGAAAGGAATCACCGAAGTGACTACCAACAGCAACGCTACCGGGACCGGTAGCAGCCCGCTCCGGAACCACGTCCGCGCCGCGGACACGATCCTCCAGGCAGCCGACGCCCACGGCCTGCGGCTCCCCTTCAACATCACCGCCACCGACGACCGGCTGAAGTTCCAGTTCATGTCCCTCGACGAACTGACCGAGTGGGCCACCTGGGCCGAAGCGGTCATCACCTCCAAGGCTGACGTCGAGGGTGAGGGGATCCACCACACGGCGACCGGAACTGTGTTCGACCAGGCCATCGACCTCGCCGCGTTCGTCCCGACCCCCTGCCGATGCCGACACGCCAAGCGCGCCCACCAGCCGGTCGTCGGCTGCGACACCTACGTCGGCGCCGGTGGAACCTGCCGGTGCGCGTCGTACTCCCCCGCCCCCGAGGCGGTGCCGGCATGAGCGCCCCGGCCCTGCGGACCCGGAAGCCGTCCGGCCTGCCGTCCTGGCCGATCGGCCTGCTCGCCGGGGTCGAGGGCTCCGGCAAGTCCTGGAAGCTCGCCGAGGCGTCCGCGTCCTCGCTGATCCACCGCACGCTGTGGGTCGGAGCTGGTGAGGACGACCCCGACGAGTACGCCATCATCGAAGGCGCCCGCTTCGAGATCGTCGAGCACGACGGCTCCTACCGCGGGATTCTCAACGCCCTGATCGCCGCGACCGCCCAGGAGCCCGGCCCGAACGGTGAGCCGAACCTGATCGTTCTCGACTCCGGGTCCCGCCTCTGGTCCCTGCTCTCGGGCAACGCCCAGGAGACCGCGAACGAGCGGTGGCGCCGGAAGAACCAGGGCAAGGAGTTCCCCGACACCGACGTCCCGATCTCGATGGACCTCTGGAACGTCGCGAAGGACCGGTGGGGCCACATCATCGACGTGCTCCGCGAGCACCAGGGGCCCTCGATCATCACCTCTCGGCTGGAGCTCGTGACCTTGATGGACGGCGAGAAGCCGACCAAGGAGAAGTTCTGGAAGCCGACGATCGAGAAGAACGCCCCGTACGAGGTCGGATTCGTCGTGCAGATGCGGGCCTCCTACCCCGAGCAGGAGAACCTGCTCGTGAAGGTGAAGTCGGCCCGGTACAAGCACGAGGTCGACTCCAAGGGCAAGGTCAAGCCCCAGTCGCTGCCAGACACCTGGACCATCGAGTGGCTCTGGCGGGCCCTCGGTCTCGCTGAGCAGTCCGCGCCGCGGGTGCACACCCAAACGGTGCAGCAGGGCGCTGAGGCCGAGGCCACCAGCAAGGAGCAGCTACTCCAGCAGGTCGCCGACGCGGCGACCGCGGCCGGCATCACTCTCGGCCAGCTGGCCCAGGAGTGGCTCGACCAGCACGGCCACATCATCCAGGAGACCACGGACTTCGGCTCGCTCGAGCTGCTCCGTGACGACCTCCGGGCCAAGGCAAGGAGCAACGCAGCATGAGAACCGAACTGAACCTGAAGGACCGGAACCTCCGGATCGCGCTGCTGAAGGCGGTCACCGAGGACATCGCCGACCGGATGGACGCCGAGAAGGACCTCCACCGCACCGAGCTCGTCGAGCGGTACGAGGACGAGGGCACTAAGTCGTTCGACGTCAAGCTCCCGAACGGTGCGAAGGTCGCCGCCATCAGCCTGTCGGTGCCGAAGCCGACGACCACGGTGGTCGACGACGAGGCCCTCCTGAAATGGGCCCGGGACAACGCCCCCGAACTGGTGACCGAGGCGGTCATCCCCGGTGTCCCGGCTCACTTCGTCGAAGCGGTCCCGGAGCGGGTCGAGTTCGTCCTGGACCGCAAGAGGGTCACCGAGCTCCTGGGCCGGGTGAAGCCGGCCGACGCCGCCGGTGGTGAGGTCGTCGACCCCGACACCGGGTCCCTCGTCGAGGGTGTCGTCTACACCCCGGGTGCTGCACCGAAGTCGTTCTCCGTCCGCTACGAGCCCGACGGCCGTGAAGCCTTGGCCCTGGCGTACCGGGCCGGCGAGCTGAACGACCTCCTGGTCGGGACCCCGCTCCCGGCCATCGAAGGTAGTGAGAGCGACGAGGTCCGCGCCGCTGAGGCCGACGGCGGGTTTGTCGCGTTTGCAACTCTCTGGGACCTGATCGAGAACGCTGCATGGCCTGAAGGCGGCGCGACCCGTGCTCAGGTACTCGATCTCCTGGCCGGCACCCCGCTTCCGGCGATCGAGTCCACCGGGAGCGGTCAGTGACGACCTCCACGCCAGCAGCCCTGGCCGTCCCCGGTCAACGACGTCCCGAGGTCCCCGCCCTCCAGGCCGCGATCGACACCGCGATGGATCACGTCGACGCCCGTGGCCACCAGGGGCGGGTCATCGTGATGGACCTCGGTCTCGCGAAGGACCTCCTGGACCTGATCGAGGACATGTGCGTCGCTCACCGCCGCTGCGCTTCCTGCGACGACGCTGTGGCCTGCCTGGCCTGCGGGATCGGCGACCTGACCACGATCGACGACTGGTGTCTGCACTTCGGGCTCTGTCCGAGCTGCCGGGCCAAGGGCTGCCCCGACTGCCGGGCGGGGGTGGCCTGATGCTCTCGTTCCTGCTGTTCGTCGCCCTGGTGGGCGCCGTGGTGGTCTGCGCCGCGCTCGGCAGCGCACTGTTCGTCGTGCTGCGCCGCGAGGCGGACCTGGTGATCAAGGTCGTCGACCGGCTCGAAGCCGAAGCCAACGGTCTGCAGGACCAGTCGAACGACCAGGCCCGGCGTCTGACCCGCCGCCGTACCCCTATCGTCCCGCCCCAGCGAAAGGCCTCCTGATGACGGTCACCAAGATCACCCGCCGGCCGAAGGTTGACTCCCAGGATCTCGGCACCTTCCTACTGATCATCGACCAGTTCCCGCTGAAGTACCCGATCAGCGTGGACATGATCCGCGAGGACCTCGAGGCCGCGCAGATCAGCCCTGCGGCGTATGGCGGGCTCTTCGCCGCTGCCGTTGCCCGAGGCGTCCTCCGACCGACTGGCCGGGTGATCCGGTCCCGGAAGCCGTCTCGTCGGTCCGGCTGGGCACAGATCTACACCCGTACCCAGCCGAAGGCCGCGCCGAAGACCTCACGGCCGGCCACGAAGCGGACCGACACGAAAGGCCCTCGTCGGTGATCCTGCTCGACGTCGACCACGAGCTGGTCCTCGACAAGAACTACGCCACCTGCTCGTGCGGCGGATGGTCGGTCGCCGCGACCGCCGAGGAAGCCCCGGAGTTGCACGGCGGCCACGTCCGGCATGCCGACTCGAAAGGCATGGTCTCCTGCGTCTTCTGCGGCGGCGAGCAAACGACCTGGAACCTGCTAACTAACCACGGCGGCGCGATGGGCTACCTCCGCGAGGACGGCGCCTGCATGGCGATGCACCTGCGCCAGAACCACGTCCTGTATGCCGCGAAGCAGCCGACCGAGATCCGGCTCCGGGACCTCCCTAAGTACGTGGCCCTGGCGCGTGAGGTCTGGGCGCGGGCCGGCGCCGGGTGGCTCGACGAGTACGAGGCGCTCTGCCGCCCGCTCGACGCCCCCACCCACCACGCACCAGTCGAATCCGAGGAGGTCTCCCTGTGGTGAACCGCAACGGACTCGCGGACGGCGACCCCCGCCACGGCACCAACGCCGGGTACGTCGCTGGTTGCCGCTGCGAGCCCTGCAACCGGGGACGCCTGCGGCAGCAGAAGGCCCACCGCCTCGCCGTTCTCAACGGGAAGCGGTCGTTCTACCCCAACGACGAGGTCCGGCAGCTGATCGACCCCTGGCTCCGCCTCGGCCTCTCGGTCGCCGCGATCCAGAAAGCCGCCGGCCTGTCCTCGGACAAGGTGAAGATCCTGCACAACCCGGTCCGGCCGGCCACGTTCCACGCCCTGGCCGCGGTCACCGAGGACGCGTTCGACGCCAAGTCGTTCGTGCACGCCGACCTGACCCGCCGTCGGATCTACTCGTTGCAGGCCGCCGGGCATCGGCTGAACGAGATGCCGATCAACCCCCGCGGCCGGTGGCGCGACCGCCCCCGCATCACCGTCGGGACCGCCAGGGCGATCCGGGACCACTACCGGGCCCTGGAGTTCGTACCGGGAACCGACCGGCACACCGCTACCCGGGCGCTGAACGCCGGCCACGTGGTCCCGATGGCGTGGGACGACCCCGACACTCTGGCCTGGCCGTCGGGAAAGCCTGAGCGGATCGTGGTCGCGTCGGCGCGACCGAGGAAGACCGACGTCGACCACGCTGCGGTCGAGCGGGCGTTGCGGTACGACTTCAGCCAGGTCGAGACGATGGGTGAGCGGATCGAGATTACCCGTCGTTGGGAGGCGCTCGGGCGCTCCCTGGCCGAGCTGGAGCGGGTCAGCGGGTGGAAGGCCGACCGGTACGTCGTGCGAGACGGTGCCGCCTGATGACGACCGAGGTATCCAGTGCCGAGACCGCAGACCGGGTTCTACGGCTGCTCGTTGACCACTCGCTGAACGGACTGGTCGCCGCGTCGTACCGAGACATCGCGCTCGAGCTTTCGATCGGCCGGGAGACAGCCGCCCGCGCCGTCCGCCGGCTCCTGGCCGAGGATCGCATCGTGGTGTCGCGTCGCGGGAGCGGCTACCTGTACCCCACGACGTACGTGGTCGGGGCGATCGACTGATGCCGTTCTTCCCTGTAGATGACCACTTCGCGTTCTGCGACAAGGCCGTGCTCGCCGGCAACGCTGCGATCGGCCTGTGGGCCCGCGCCGGGTCAGACTGCATGCTGCACGCGACCGACGGCATCGTTCGTCGCGAGAAGCTCGCTGGTCTCGGCACGATGGGCCAGGCGAAGAAGCTCGTCGAGGTCCGCCTCTGGCACGACCACGGGCACGACTGCGTGCGGTGCCCCCAGCCGCCGAAGGGGTCGTGGATCTTCCACGACTGGACCGACGTCGGGACGATCAAGACTGCTGCGGACATCAAGGACCGCAGAGAGGCCGGTCGGGAGCGCCAACGCCGCCACCGGTCACGCCAGAAGGAACGCGTTAGTAACGGTGTGACAGACGCCGTGACTAACGCGGGTGGTAACGGCGTTAGTCACGCACCCCCAGTACCAGTACCAAGACCATCTTCTGGTGTTACCCCTGTCAGTCCCGTCACCCAGGTGCCGCCTGACCTCGGACTGACCGAGATCGAGATCGACAGGATCAAGCTCCGCCTGGGCTGCGACTTCCCCCACGCCGTCCGTGTCGCTGCGCTTGTCCTGTCGAGGGCGTCGGGGGACGTCCGGGACCGGTTCCGGTACGTCCAGCGGGCGATCGACGACGACCCGGGGTCGTACCGGCCGACGCCGACGGCTGGCCCGGCGTCCGAGCACTGCCCGATCCACCCCGGGAGGCCGGCGACGGCGTGCGGTGGCTGCGCAGCTGATGCCAGGGCGGTGGACTGATGCCGAAGAAGACCCCGGACCAGGTCGCCCACGCCGAGGCCGTGGGCCTCCTGGAGGCGCTCCTGATCCGGAACCACGTCCCGACCGACCTGGCCGCGGCCCAGGCCCAGGAGTACGTCCGGGACCTGGCGATCGCGGGGTGGCGGCACGTCCGGCCCAGGGTGGATCCGGTGCCGCCGGACGGCCCTCCGGGGGATCCGGCGTACGCCGCCCGGGCTGCGGAGTGGACCCGGCAGCAGCTTGCTGCCCGTCGTGAGGGTGGTGGGTCGTGAAGCGGACCGAGCTGCGTCGTACGGCGCCGATGCGTCGTACCGGGCCGCCGAATCGGAAGCGTCCGCCGAAGAAGAAGTCCCGGAACATCGCGACTCCTCGGCCGGATCACCTCGGAGATTTCTGGGTTGGGCAACGCCACGCGATCGCGGCCCGCTGCGGGTTCACGTGCGAGCGGTGCGGGACGAACCTGAACCGGACGGGCATGGAGGCCCACCACCGGCTGCTGCGCTCCCAGGGCGGAAAGCACGGCTTGGAGAACCTCGCCGGCTTGTGCCCGGAGTGCCATCGGTGGTGCCACGCGCACCCGACGTTGGCACGGGCGGCGGGCTGGATCGTGCCGTCCGGCGGCGACCCGGCCACGAGGGCTGTCCTGCTGTGGGACGGCCGAACCGTACGACTCACCGAGGACGGCGGCTACGACGTCGTGTTCGACCAGCCTGAGGAGGCAACAGGATGACGACCAGCACCCCGCCGCGCACTACGAAGCGGAAGTACGCCCACCAGCTGCACCCGCACGCTGACGAGTGGGAGATCCGACCCCTCGCGGTCGAGGTCCCGTACCACTACGCGATCGCGATCGGGTTGAACGTCTGGGACACCGGCTGGCACGACCAGACCGACCCCGGCAAGCCCGAGCACGAGCGCCGTGAGGCCTTCGATCGCATCAACCACATGGTCCGTGCTCGCCAGCTCGCATTTCTCCTCGATGCCCTCCAGCAGGGCCTGACCAGCGAGGAGGCGTGGATCTGGGCGCAGCAGCGAGCACAGGAGGAATCTGGAGAGTTCGTGTACGAGCGGGCCGTGCACCACGGGGTCGACGTGGAAGCGATCAAGCCGTACCCGTGCGGTCCCGAGCCGAAGAGCCACGACCATTACGGCGCCGAGGACTCCCGAGGCATGCGGGTTGCGATCCGGATTCCCTGCCCTGAGTCCGAGTGCACGGATTGCACCGAATGGGCGTGCACGTGCACGCCCGGCCAGGTCGACCTGGAGTGCGCGTTCCACAACGACCACCCGGACCGACGATGAGCGGCCCGGAGACGGCCCCAATCCGGTCGGGGTTCTGCAACCCGTCGAACGACAAGGCATCGCATGCCCGGTGCCGCAAGGAGGACTGCCCGTGCGAGCACCACACGGCGGCTGTCGGCCCGGCGCCGTGCCGGTGCTGGACCCAGCGGGCCCTCCCGCACGAGGGCCACTGCTGCATGCGGGCCCCGGACGGCGACCTCTGCCACCAACTCGAGGGCCTGGCGTTGTACGCCGCAGCTCAGACCACCGTAGGGAGGGCATCGTGAGCCGCCTGATGTCGGTCGCGATGACCGAGCAGGCCGTGGTCGAGCGCCGGAAGACTGTGACCCGCCGGAAGGGCTGGTGGGAGGACAAGAACGGTCGACGCCTGCTGAAGGCGGGCGACCAGCTGACTCTCTGCCGGAAGGTGATGGGTCGAAAGAAGGGCGAGCCTCTCGTCCGGCTCGTCGATGTAGAGGTACTAGACGTGCGACGGGAGCGGCTGGACCGGCTGTGCGACCCGATGACCTGGCCGTACCCGAACTACGGCATCCGCGAGGTTGCCGCCGAGGGCTTCCCGGGGATGCTCCCGGCCGAGTTCATGGTCCGGTTCTTCCTCGACGCCCAAGGCATCGACCCTCGCGACACGATCACCCGCATCGAGTGGAGGTACCTGTCGTGAGCATGACCCGTCCCCCTGACTGGACCGAGGAAGCCGCCTGCGCCGGCCTCGCGACCCGCGACCGCGACCTCTGGTCCCCCGGCGAGCACCTGACTCCGGAGGAGAAGGCGTTCGAGTGGCACCTGGCCCGCCGGATCTGCTCCGGGTGCCCGGTCCGCACCGAGTGCACCGTCCAGGCGTTGGAGCTCCTCCCGGTGATGGCCGAGCACTCGATGCGCGGCGGCCTGACCCCCGACGAGCTGGTCGACCTCGCGAAGCACCTCCAGCTGCCGCACAAGCAGCAGGCCCAGCACGGGACCCGCTCGAAGTACGTCGCTGGGTGCCGCTGCCAGGACTGCCGCGATGCTCACGCGACGTACGAGCACGAGCGCCGGTTGTGGGCTCCGGCCCGGCGCCGGCAGCGGTTCGCGGACCTGGTCTTCGCGCACCTGACCAAGCCCACCGGTCGCGGGAAGCACCGTGCTGGCGCTGGGCAGATGTTGCTCTTCACCGATGGGCTTCCGCCCCGACTCTGGAAGGACCCGGCTGCCTGATGCCGAACTACGTGATGAACGAGCTGCGTGCCGACCCGGACGTCTTGCACGCCTTACTGACCGAGGCCGGCGTCGAGTTCAACCGCCTGATCCCTCAGCCGGCCGACATCCTGCTCGACCCGTGCAGCCACGGCTACACCGCCGAACGCGAGCACCGATGCCCGCCGAACTGCTGGAACGTCTGGAACTCACGGCATTGGGGCACCAAGTGGAACGCCATGCGAACCTCAATGCCGACCCCGGACCGGCTGCGATTTGAGACCGCCTGGCACCACCCCGTGCCGATCATCCGTGCCCTTGGCGACAGGTTTCCGCACGACCTGATCCGGGTCCGGTACGCGGATGAGGAAACGGGTTACAACCTCGGGGAGTACGAGGTCCGAGGCCCGGCAGAGCTGGAGACGGTGATCGATGAAGGCACCTCCCAGGCCCGAAAGCTCGCGAAGAAGATCTGGAAGGACCCCGCAGCATGACGACCGCGCCGTGCAAACACGTCCGCCCGCTGCACTGGCTGAACTGCATTCGGTGCGGGGCGCCGCCGGAGGCCGCCGCGCAGCCCGCCCCCGCCACCGTGACCGTGCTGGGTGAGCACCGACGCACCTTCCTCGGGATTTGCTCCTGCGGTTGGCGTTCCAAGCTCGACAAGTCGATCGACCGTTCCGAGCGCGAGCACGTCGCTGCCGTCCTGGACGCCCACTACGCCGAGCGGGAACGTGCAGCGGTCGAGCGGTTCTGTGACGACCTCCTGACTGACCTCAGCCAGGAGTGGGATCGGGACACCCAACTTGGATTGCAGACCTACAGCGAGGCGTACCTGTCCGAGATGAGCCCGGTGTCGCTGGCCGAGCGCGAACGTGCAGCAGCGGAGAAGGCGCTCCGAGACGCGGCGGATGCCCTGGTCTGGGTCCGCCCGGCCAAGTCACCGTGCGGCGAATCGATCCCGGAGTGCTGCGGCGAAGAACGCTACTGCGACGCCATGCGCCCGTCCGTATCCGTCGTCGGAGAGCAGTGGCTCCGAGACCGCGCTGACACCTACCGCACCGACAAGGAGACCACCGATGGGTGAGTGGGACGACATGATGGGCTACGAGCGCCCGGTGCCGAACTGGTGGGACACCGCCGAGGGGCGGGCCCGGCACGTCTCCGAGCAGGTAGAGGCAGCCAGGGCCGATCTGGACGAGGAACGCATCGAAGCGAACAATCGCGCCGCTTGGTGGGCGGACAAGGCTCACCGCGCCGAGGCTGCTGAACGCGCCCTGGTGGAGCGGGCCGCGCAACAAATCCTGAACACGGTTGACCCCATCGGCCCTAGTCACGAGATTCGGATGCGGTGCGTCGAGGCCGTTCGCGCTCTCGCCCGCCCGGACGCCGACCTGAAAGGATCTCCCCGTGGCTAAGAAGAAGGGCCCAACCCCGAAGCGCAGGGTGGTGCACGCTCTCCCACCCGAGGGGGCAGCGTTCACACCGTGCTGCAACCGGACCCTGTTCGAGCTTCCGGAAACGGACCAGGTGACGTCGACCCGGAAGGACGTGAACTGCCGGACCCGGGACCGCCAGGAGAAGCGGGACCCGGCCGAACTCGAAGAGCAGATCAAGGCCCGCCTCGGCGACACCTGATCCTGTCGGTGGTCGGTGCGACGCTCGAGGTCCACGCGCAGAAGGAGCCCACCATGGCCGAGAAGAACCCCTGGCACACCGACGTCTTCCACCCCGCCCCCACCGGCTGGCGACTCGTGTACGCCGCCCCGTTCGAGGCAGACGACCGCGGCGAGCCCGTCGAGGTCCCGATGCCCGGCTGGGTCACGCAGCGCAACGACCGGACCGGCGCCCGGCGTACGGTCCCCGCGGTCCACGGCCCCGAGAAGGCGATCGTCCCGGCCGACTACGACCCAGGCTTCCCCGTGGTCGACGTGCTCGCCCCGGGCGAGGAGATCAGCAAGCTCCACCGGATCCTCGCCCGAGCTGCGACCGCCTGACACCACCGGTTACACCGTGGTCGCATGTACGACCACGCCCGTGACGGCTTCACAGCCACCTTCCACGCGATCCCGTACGTCGTCGGCGGACTCGCCGCCCTCGCGCTCCTCGCGCTGAACGGCCTCCTCATCGACTTCCTGATCGGCACCATCCAGAAGGCGCTCAAGCCGTACCGACTCCGCCGCGCCTGGGCCCGCTCCGGCCGCACCACCCCCCGGTAAACCGATGCCAGCACCCCTGGACCCGGCGGTCCGGGAAGCCATCGAAAACGACATCCGCGCCGGACTGAAACGGAACGAGATCGCACGCAAGCACGAGGTCTCCGGAGCAACCGTCACCAACATCGGCAAGAAGCTCGAAGCCGACGGAGCTGGACCTGCGTTTGACCGGTCTGGGACAAAACGCGCGACCGAGGCGCGGGAGGTTGATTCGGCGGAGTCCAGGTCGAGGCTGCGGGCGCTTCTCCTGGCCGATGCTCACCGGCTCCGCGAGCAACTGTGGAAGCCGTGCACGATCCACCACTTCGGCGGCAAGGACAACACCCTGGCCTCGCTCGACTTGGATCAGCCGACGTTCGCGGACCAGCGGCAGATCATGACCACCGTGGGCATCGCGATCGACAAGATCGTGCGGCTCGATGGTGGGGACCAGGCGGAGCAGCAAGCCGCTTCGCTGATCCAGTCGTTGGTCGAGGACATCCGGTCTCGGCGTACGCCGGCACCGGATTCGGAGGAGGATCTCGATGCCGCTGGGTGAGCAGCAAGAGCTCTCCCTGATCGAGGCACTAGACGGCGACCAGTTCATCAATCTCTGGGAAGGTGCCGTCCGGTCCGGGAAGACCATGTCGTCGATCCTGGCCTGGTGCGAGTACGTCCGCTGCATGGCCCCACCCGGCCCGCTCGTCATGATCGGGAAGACCAAGGACACCCTCGGCCGGAACGTGCTCGACGAGATCGACAACTACTTCGGCGACGCGTCACCGCTCGTTCACACCCGCGGCGCGAACGAGGGCACCCTCTTCGGTCGCAAGGTCCACATGGTCGGCGCGAACGACGCGAAAGCCGAAGCCAAGATCCGAGGCCTGACCCTGGCCGGCGCGTACGTCGACGAGAAGACCCTGCTCCCCGGGTTCGGGTACTGGTCGATGCTCGTGACCCGGCACGCGACCACGATGCCGCTCGGGGCGAAGATCTTCGCGACCACCAACCCCGACTCCCCAGCGCACTGGGTGAAGCGGGAGATCATCGACAAAGCCGACCAGGTCAAGGCCAAGGTGTGGCACTTCGGGATCGACGACAACCCGATCCTCACCACCGAAGCGAAGGAACTCCTCAAAGCCAGCCTCTCCGGCCTGTTCTACAAGCGGTTCATCGACGGACTCTGGGTCGCAGCCGAAGGCGCCATCTACGACATGCTCGACCTCGACGGCCGCCACCGAACCACCTGGGAGCAGCTCCCGATCCTCACCGACGCCCGCTGGCTCGGGATCGACTACGGCACCGCGAACCCCTTCCACGCCGTGCTCCTCGGCACCGGGATCGACCGCCGGCTCTATGTGATCGGAGAGTGGCGGTACGACGGCCGCAAGCAGCAGCGGGCATACGACGACGGCCAGTACGAACGCGAACTCCGGGCCTGGCTCGACTCCGGAGCCGGCGTGAAGATCCCGACCGCCGACGGGCAACTGCTCGACGCGATCGGGATGTGGCCCCACCGGGTCGCGATCGACCCCTCGGCGGCGTCGTTCCGGGCGTTGCTGCGGAACCGGCAGTGGGGCGGGCTCGTGTCGGCCGACAACAGCGTGCTGGACGGGATCCGGAACGTCGCGTCGCTGCTCGCCGCGGACCGGCTGAAGTTCGTGAAGGGCGCCGCACCGGAGCTGGAGCGGGAGATGCTCGGCTACGTGTGGGACCCGAAGCAGCAGGCCCTCGGGATCGACGCACCGTTCAAGGTCGACGACCACGGCCCGGACGCGCTCAGGTACGACGTGCAGGCCGCTCGGTCGGAGTGGCGGCCGTGGCTCGGCCTAGCCGCCTAGATGACGATCGCCGACGGGCTACCCGGGGACTTCGTGTAGGTCACCTTGAACCAGGCCGTCGGCCCATAGATGGTGACGTTGCTGCCATCGGTGATCCGCAGCTCGCCCGCGTCGCCGATCTTCAGCGTGCCGGTGGTGGTGGCCGTAGCACCGCTCATCATCTCGATTGTGTACTCCATGCTCTGACCGTAGCGGCCTGACACCCTCCGGCGCACCGTCAGATCATGACCACGACACCTCGCGTCGGCCTTCTGGTCGACTACATCCTGAACGCCGACGACGCCGAGCGGATCAACAAGCGCCGCCAGGACGCCCGGAACAGCCACATCGCGCAGCAGGAGGACGGCGTCGTCGTCCACGTCGGGAACGGGGCCGAGGCCGGTCAGAAGTTCCCTCTGCTGATCACCCGCGTCTGGCCCCGTCCCGCTGCTGACGCGCCCTACATGGTCAACGGCCAGGTCTTCCTCGACGGGAACGACACCCTCTGGGTCACCTCCGTCGTAGAGGGCGACGGCCGCCGGCAGTGGGTCTACCCGGGCGAGCTCGTGCCCGGCGTGCACGTCGGTGGCTGCAACGACGGGTGCGTCGGCGGGGAGCACCTGCTCCCGCCTGAGCCGCCCTGCTGACCATGGATGCCGCCGCCGTCCCACCGGTGATGATGAACCCGGCCCTGCTCCCACCCGGGCAGGCGTGGGTACAGCGCTGCACGATCGACTTCACCACCGTCGACGCTGAAGGCCGTGTCCTGCTGCGGCACCCGTGCGGGTTGGACTGCCAGGGCGGCACCGCTGGTCTCGCCGCGCACCAGCGCCTCGTGCACGGCGGCGTACAGAGTGCGCTGCCACTGGCGCAGCGAACCTGATCGGTATGTGCGACGTCCTGATCCTGGCCCCCGGCGGCGGCTGGGCCACCGACACCACCGGCTCCCCCGCCCGCTGCCTCCAGCGGGTCCGTGACCTGGCGGCGTCGACACGTGGCCGGAAGCAGATCACCCGGATCATCGACCGGCGTACGGGCGCGACGATCTGGTACCGGGACCGCTGATGCCGCTCCCGATCGGAGGCAGAGACGCCCAGTGGCCCCCGGCCGACATCAAGCCCTACATCGACCAGGCCAACACCTCGTTCGCCTGGTGGGCCGGCGACCGCAACGCCCTGAAGACCGGCACCGCCGAGACAGGTGACGTCGGCCGCCGGCGGTTCTGGGCCCGTCGCTCCACCGGGGACGCCTCGAAAGCCACCCCCACGATCCACGCCCCGCTCGCCGCGGACATCGCCGCGGTGTCCGCGGACCTGCTGTTCGGTGACCAGGTCGGCCTCAACGTCGAGGACAAGGCAGCCCAGGCCGAGCTGGAGACGCTTGAGGACGAGCTCGGCCTCGCCAACGCGTTCCTCGAAGGCGCCGAGATCTGTGCCGCGTCCGGCGGCACCTACCTCCGGTGCGCCTGGGACGAGAAGATCGCCAACCACGGCCTGCTCCAGCTCTACGACCAGACCCACGCTGTCCCGGACTTCCGGTACGGGCGTCTTGTCGGGGTGTCGCTGTGGGAGGACGTCCTGGTCGAGGGCGCGACCGTGTGGCGCCACGTCGAGCGGCACGAACCGGGCCGGGTCCTGCACGGCCTCTACAAGGGAACCGCCGCGAGCATCGGGACCCAGGCGCCGCTCGGCGACCACCCGATGACCGCCGACCTGGACTCCAAGGTTGTGTTCCAGGGTCGCCTGGCCGGGAAGCTGCTCGTGGAGTACGTCCCGAACGTGCGCCCGAACAAGCTGAAGCCGATCCGACCGATCGGCAGGGCTGACTGGATCGGGACCGAGGACCTCCTCGATGCGGTCGACGAGACCTGGACGTCGGTGATGCGGGACGTCCGTCTCGGCCAGGCCCACGTGTTCGTGCCGCAGGAGTGGCTTCAGGCCTCCGGCGGGCGGCCGGGGCAGACCCTGACCCTGGACCTGGATCGGGAGATCTTCACCGCGCTGAACGTGGCCGATGCGACCGAGCAGAAGATGGACACCTACCAGGCCGCCATCCGGGTCTCCGATCACGTCGAGCTGCTCCTCGCGCTGACCGAGCGGATCGTGTCCACCAGCGGGTACGCCCCGCAGACCTTCGGCCTCCAGATCGAAGGGTCAGCCCAGTCCGGTACGGCGCTGCGGATCCGGGAGTCCAAGACCGACCGGACCATGTCGAAGAAGCGCCGGTACTGGGCGCCGGGTATCGGTCGGACGGGGAACAACCTCCTCGACATCGGTGCCGAGATCTTCCGCCGGCCGACCACCGATGACCGGGTCAGTGTGACCTGGCCCGAGCTGAAGCAGGACCCGTCCGAGAAGGCCGTGTTCATCAACACGCTGCGACAGGCGCGGGCGATGTCGATCGACCGTGCGGTGAAGACCGCTCAGCCCGACCTGGACGAGAAGGCTCTCGCTGCCGAGATCGCGCTGATCAAGGCCGAGGACGCCGTGGCGGACCCGTTCCCCCAAGGGTGATGATCGGTGACGCCTGAGGAGGCGCTCGCCCTCGCCAAGACAGTGGCGGACCTGTACGCCCAGGCCACCGCCGACTTGCTCCAGATCATCGCCAGGTCGACGGCCCGGGGTATGGACCGCCCCGAGTGGGCGGGGCAGCAGCTCGCGCAGATCCTGCCGCTCCGGTTGGAGGCACAGCGGATCGTGTCCCGGATGCAAGCGGCGTCCGCCGTGGAGGTCCAGGCGCTCCTCCGGGAGGTGTACGACGCCCAGGCCGGGGCCGTGGGCGGGTCGCGGGTCAACAACCGCACTGTGGTCGCGCTCGCCGAAGACCTGATGGGTCGGACCAGCACTCTCGGTCCTCGGGTGGTGCGGCGTACCGAGGACATCTACCGCAACGTGATGGCCGAGGTGGTCGCCTCCGGGGTAACCGGTGTAAAGGACCGTCGGGCGGTCACCGCGGCGGCCCTGGACCGGTTCGCGAAGGCCGGGATCGACGGGTTCACCGACAGCGCCGGCCGGAACTGGAACCTGGAGTCGTACGCCGAGATGGCCACACGGTCAGCGCTCGGCCGCGCACACCTGGCCGGCACCCTCGACAAGTACCTGGCCGAGGGCCGCGAGTACGTGATCATCTCGGACTCCCCGGAAGAGTGCCCGACCTGTCGGCCGTACGAGGGGAAGGTCCTGTCGCTGGGCGCCGACATCCCGCCAACCGACCTAGGCGGGCTCCAGTACGCCGGCACCCTCGCCGCCGCGATCGCGAAGGGTCTGTTCCATCCGAACTGCACCCACCGGGCCAACGTCTTCATCCCCGGTCTGACGGAGCCGACGGACGACACCGAGAACCCCCTCGGGTACGAGGACCGGCAACGTCAGCGGGGACTGGAGCGTGGTGTCCGGGAGTCGAAGCGGAGGGTCGCAGCGTTACGGCCCATCGGGGACACCCCCGAACTGCAACGGCAGGAGCGGCTCCTGAAGGTCCGGCAGCAGCGGCTTGCCGACTTCATCCGCGACAACGACCGCAAACCGGGGTCATCCCGGCAACGGAAGCAGATCCCCGGCGGACTACCGCCCAAGCCGAAGGCGAAGGCCGGTACCCGGGTCGCGGCCGGCAGCCCCGTGTCCGCCGCCCTCACAATCCAGACCGGCGTACCGGCCCTCGACGTCCGGATGTCGAACGCGCTCGCCGCGATCGACCGGGTGCACAGCGACGGTCGGCTCCCCCGCCTCACCGTGGAGGACCTCCCGGTGTCGTCGAGCAACCTCGGGGCGTACGCGAGGAAGGGCGCCGACTCGGTGTCGTTCAAGATCAACCCGGCCGGGTCCTGGCCCGAGCTCACGTTCGTCCACGAGGCCGGGCACTTCCTCGACCACCAGGGCATCGGCGCCTCGGGGACCATGGAGTCCGCTGTTGTCGGCGGTGCACTCGCCGACGTCATGGCCGCGATCAACGCCTCATCTGCCGTCCGGGGTCTCCGCGGGTTCAAGGTCGACCGCACCCTGGACCCGGTCGTCGCCCGCGACATCACCGCTTACATCGGGTACCTGCTGAAGGGCCCCGAGCTGTGGGCCCGCGCCTACGCACAGTGGATCACGCTGCGGTCTGGGGACCCGGTGCTGCGTCGCCAGCTGGAGGCCGCCGTGAACTCGGGCCGGGGTCGGGGCGTGATGCGACAATGGGACGACGACGATTTCGAGGCGATCGCGGACGCGATCGACGAGGCAGTGAGGAGGCTCGGATGGCTACCCTGACCGACGCCCAGGAGCAGCGTGCTGCCGAACTCGTCGACGCCCTTGGCATGGATCTGCCGTCGGCCCGTGAAGCTGTGGCGATCGCCGACGGCCTGACCCCGGGTTGCCTGACCGAGGGCTGACACCGCCGACCTGATCGTGTGGGCATGACCACGCCCACGTTGAAGCCCGCCCAGATCACCCTCGAGACGCTCCCGCAGCTGTTCGCGTACAACCGCGAGCGGTTCGGTGGGTTCGTGATGGAGGACCCGGCACCCCCGGCGCCTCCCGCCCCCGGCCCGCCGGCTCCCGCTCCCCCTGCTCCGCCCGCTCCGCCAGATCGGAAGAGC